GTAATAACTCCAGATAAAGAACGAAGTCCTCCAGCACCGCCTCCAGCACCGTTATATGTGTTTCCTCCAGCACCGCCTCCAGAAACAATTAAATATTCGCAAGATAAAGAAATTTTAGGATTAAATACTCCAGTTTTTAAAAATGCGTGATACCAATAATTTCCATCTGTTCCAATAATGTCGCCACCAGTAGCCTTTGGTGATACTACTGGAGCATCGAACTGTGATGGCAAACCATAAACAGAAATACTTGAATAAGCGGCAAAGTTTCCGCCGCCATCAACTGTAAAACGGATTGAGTTGATAGGCAAAGTGCTATTCCACATTTGAGCAGAAACGCTTGTTGAAGGTCGAGGACTTGTTGTATTGGTTTCCTGACCGCTCTGCGACATAATTACTTTATAATAATTAGGGTCGTTGTAGTTATAGATAACGAACTCAGATACAGCAAAAGTATCAGAAGTCATGCTTGTATTAGTTGTGAATACACGACCAGAACTGTAAGCCTGACTTGCGGCTGTATTTGCATCGCCAATGATATGTCGTAAATCAACAGTTGTATCTGGCTGAGTATTGTATGAAATTAAAGCCCAGTTAGCACTACCGTTAGTTGCCCTAAGAGTAGTAACTACTTTTAGATGAGAATATCCACTCGTAGGCAAGTTGTTGATAAGGATTGCAGATGCTTCTGAATTTAGAACAATTCGGCGCAAAGGAACATAGTTAGCCATTTATTATCTCCTGTACCTAATTACTACAATTCCAGAACCACCGCTACTGCCAACGCTTAGGTTTCCACCAACTGCACCACCACCACCGCCTGTACTGACCATGCCGTTACTTGGTAGGTAACTGTTGTATAAACCTCCACGACCTCCGCCACCTAGACCACCAGAGTTAGGAGTTGCAGATTCAGCGCCACCACCGCCGCCGCCAGCAAAATAATAAATTCCTCCAGATTGCTCTCCAGCACCAGTAGCAAGCCCAATATCCTTGAGTGCATTGATAGTTAAACTGCTAATTCCAATTCCACCAACTCCAGCAACAGTTCCACTTGCTTCGCCACCGACAGCACCAGCACCACCGCCGCCGCCGCCGATAAATGGGTCGCGGTAACCACGACCACCAGCATTTCCATAGCCAGTCGCCCCTCCAGAATTACCTTGTGTCGCTGTACCAGCGTTTCCGTAGTTTCCATTGCTGGTTCCCATAGCGCCGCCTCCGCCAGAGCCTCCGTTGGCACCAGGAACAGCGTTATATGTACCGCCGCCGCCACCACCAAGAGCGGTGATTGTATCGAAAGTTGAATTTCCACCGCTATTACCGACTGCGCTACTTCCACTTCCGTTAGATGCTCCTCCCGCTCCAACAGTTACAGAATATCCAGTAGCGCTTAAAGAACGACCAGCCTGGTAGCAAACTCCACCTGCGCCGCCGCCGCCAGCGTACATATTTCCACCGCCGCCGCCGCCAGCGACAACTAAAACATCAGCAGTTAATGAACTTAATGGGGTAAAGGTACCCGTAGAAGAAAACACATGATAGTAGTAACTATCGTCAGAATAAATTAACCCACCAGTTGCTCTTGTAGTAGCGATATTATTTGAAATTCCGTAAAGAGTGACCGTGGTTCCAACTGAAAGGTTATACCCACCAATAATTCCAACTTTAACTGTATTTACTGGGTTATTGCTACGCCACATAGACATATTCATATATGTGTATGAACTAGATGCTCCAGTTCGAGTTAAAATTGGCTTATAGTTTGTAGTATTTGAATAACTCTTAATAAGCGCTCTCATATATCCTCTAGGAGAGTTAAGAGTCAATGTGCGACCGCAGTTGATTGCGGTAATGTTATTTTGGCGTGTTGCTGAGGCAGATGAACCATCACCCCATCCAAATGTACTGCTGTAATTCTGGTTTGTATCTATTGTGTTAGAACTGCCTAATTGAATATAAACTTCGTTATCATTGGCATTTCCAGATAAACGAGCATGAATTTCAAGGTTTGTATAATTTTGAGAAATATTTTCAAAAAGCACAAATGGAGTTAGGCTATCAACAGTTTTAGTTGCAATCACGGCATAAGTATTTTGAGGCATTATTTCACTCCGAACAATTCAAACTCAGAATTAACATTTATGTTTCCAGTAGCAAAATAAACTCTAAGTGATGTTACTGGAAGTAGCGAACGCCAATGACCTGTAAAGTAATAAAGACCGCCACTATTAGAATTTCTTTCGTGACCACCAAAGCCTTGCATTGATTTGTTTTTAGTCGTACTTGAATAATCGTGAATAGTGTATTCGATTAGACTTGGGTATGTTGCACTTCCAGTATTTGCGGCAAGATACATACCTGCTGTACTAGAACCTATTTGAGCAGCCATGCTTGAACCATTGGTATTAACATTATGCCAGGCATAATTTGAGCCTGTATCTCCATTAAAACGAATCACTAAATCATCTGCATCAACACTACCAAGAACAAATCCAGTTAGATAAAGATGTGTGTAATCCTGTGGAACTGCAAAATCAATAAAAGAATTTGCAGTAGTCACTTTGATTGCGGCAAGCGGATACATCGCTCCTTCAAGAGCGCGTTCCTTCGCCCCAGCGGTAACCATGTTTCCGCTGAGTACAGATTCAACTTGAACCCCAGGATTGGAGCCAATTAGTCGGGTCGCTAAGGACACGGTGACTCCTTTTTAAGCAGTTGTTACGCGGTTTGCAAATCCATGGATTGTAACGACATTTGCTGTTCCAGCATAAGCAAGAATAGACAATGAGTTACGAAGAACTAGGTCTGGCGCTACGAGAGTAAGACCTGAAGTTGGAGGGATAGACAACTTAATGTCGTCATCTGGTGTAGATGTTCCACCCCATTGAATTGTTAGATTTACTGCTGATGCAGATGAGTTGTACGCATAAAGAGTAACAACATCGCAATCTGTAGTTGAAGAATTAGCCGCGTGGATTGTAGTTCCTGATGAGGCTGTTGCTACTACCTTGATTCCACGACCATGTGTTGAGCCTGAAAGCGGGATACGAGATACTGTGGTTGCCATTTATTTTCTCCTTATGCGAATACCTGCACCGCGAAGGCGAAGGCTTGGTCGTTTGCTGATACTCCACCAGATGCCGCTGTACCCCACTCAGGGACACCTCCAGCGCCAACTACAAGAGTTTGTCCTGTTGTACCGATTGCAAGGCGAGCAGGTGTATTTGCGCTTGATGCGTAAATCATGTCGCCAGTTGTTGTTGTAAGGCTGTTATTGATAACGCCTGAAGTCAAAGCAACTGTGCCTGTTGAATCAGGGAATGTGATTGTGCGGTCTGCTGTTGGGTCTGTGATAGCCAAAGTTGTTTCATAGGCATCGGCAGTTGCACCTTCAAAGACGATTGAACCGTCATTGAATACAGCGCCAGTAATAACTGGGCTTGTGATTGTCTTATTTGTAAGAGTATCTGTGCTTGATGCTGTGATGTATGAAGTCAAATCTGAAGTGAGAGCAACTGTTCCAGTTGAATCAGGCAGAGTGATTGTTCGGTCAGCAGTTGGGTCGCCACCTGAGAGGGTCATCTCAAACGCGTTATCTGTTGTTCCTTCGAGAACAATGTTGTTACCAAACTTAATCTCAAGACCAGCCTGAGCGCCTGTGAAGGTCGCGTTGTTGATTACTGGTGCTTCGAGTGTCTTATTGCTAAGGGTTGCAACCGCATCAGCGGTTACGCCAGCACCACCATTGGTTGTTATCGCCATTATGCAATCTCGCTTCCGAACGCATTGAATGAAATGTTCGCTGATGAGGCATAGACTGTGACCACATCTGAAGCATCAATTGTGATACCTAGTGTGTAAGCCGCTGTTGTATTTGCCTGAATTGTTGCATCATAAACGACATAGTGTTCAGCGCTTAGTGTCGCACCATTTGGGCGAACTGCGACTCGATATGTGCCACTTGTGCCAGCCTGGTTACAGATGGTGATGGTTGAGATAACCGTCTGAGTTCCAGCAGGGCAGGTATAAAGGGTGGTGGCAGTTGTGGCTGATGGGTTTAGTTGCCCAAGAACCTTGTAAGAAGTTGCCATGCGGTTATCCTCCGATGAGTAATAATGGACTAATAGTACCAGCCGAGTTATTTTGGGCTGTGGTCGCGCTAGTTGATGCTGAAGATGCGTAACCCTGCGCCGAGGTTACGAATGATGAAATGTCTGTTCCAGAGATGCTATAGGTCGCTGAAGTCAGAGCCGAGTAGGTAGAGAAAGCGGCATCTACCGCTGTGTATGTGTCGTATCCTGAACTGATATACCAGTACTGACCAGATGCAGGGAATGTATCTGTGTCCTGGTCAATCAAAGCATCAAGAGCCGTAATGTTGGACTCAAGAGTGTTCCATGAAGTCTGGTCAATTGCCTGGACGAATGTTTCATCCAGGGTTGGGTCTGGGCTAATATCTGCCAAGTCCAAAGAGCCAACTGTGGTGTATGGGATTGTGATTTCGTAAGTGCGACCGTTAGGGAAAGACTCCTCAACGGTATAGACAAAAGGATTTGGGACCACATCTGGGTCATTAGTCGCTGGCAAAGAAACTGAGAATGACCCACTTGAAAGCGGAACTACCACGCTAGATGGAGCAACCATCTGGTCATCTGTTCCGTTACGAAGGACCTCTCCGATACTAAATCGAATCTGACCCTCTATAGGAGTTCCCTCAAAATCTACATAACTGCCCGTAACTGTGACGGTGGTGAGATTTGGACCTAGAGCCATTAGGCACCAACCAAAAAGAGAAGGTCGAACTTCTGAGCAACGACAGCATCGGCTGTGTTCTTAGATGCCAAGGCGCTTGCAGTAGCCGCTGAAAGGGCATCTGCATTGGTTTCTGAGGCATCTGTAGCGACCTCTAATTCAGTCAGAAGTGCATTTGAAGCCGTGTATTCGGCTATGGGTACATACGGTTCTGCCACTTTAGACCCCCATCATCATTAACTGATTAGTAGTGAAGTTTGCAACTGCGCTTGCCGCCTTAGAAGCCTCTGTTGCGTAGGCAGAAGCGTTGCCCTCATAGGTAGCCGCATTGACCACAATCTCCTGGATACCGCTTGCATCGTTGTAGCGGGTCAATAGAGCCTGGTACTGGTCTGTAGTGATGTAAGCACTAGCATCCGTTTCAGAAAGGGCTGTAAGGAGGTCTGCAAGGTTTTGTGTGGTCCCTGCAACTGAGAGAGGCAAGGCAATCTGGAATGTACGACCAGAGGTAAAGTTTTCAACCACGGTATAAACGAATGGCTGTGGAGTTACATCCGTGTCGGATGTAACGGGTAGGGTAATCGTGAAAGAGCCTGTGGCATCTAAAGTCTTTACGATGCTCACGGGCATGATATGGACATTGAGTGTCTTTTCCTTCAAGATGGTCTGAGGCTCGAAAGTGATAGAGCCTCGAACTGGATTACCTAGCAAATCAACATAGGTACCAGCAACCGTTACGGTTGAAAGAGATGCTGGTAGCGCCATGATTATGCTCCTTGACGAAGGACATTAACTGTCTGTGTGCCTGAAGCCACGACAGCGTACAACTTTTCACCGTACTGCAACTCAACTGAAAAACTTGTTGAGGGACCTAGAAGATAGCCGTAGGAAGTTGTGGTCACATCTGCGCCACCAAGATAAACGCTTACGCCATCGGCAGGATTCTGGACATTGATTGTCTGACCACTACGACCATCGTAATCATTTGTGAGTTTTGTGGCTGAAGTGCCAACTGAAATACGGCTATGGCTGATAGGCATTTCTTACTCCTCTACGGTTTCCTTCTTTGTAGTTTTCTTTGGCTTTGCTACCTCAACTGGCTCAGCCTTAGCCTTTGTTGGCTTTGCTTCTTCGTGAATAATTTTGATATAGCGACTGTTTTCTAGCGCCTTGATATGTCGCCATGATGAAACATCTACGATGTCCCCGACTTCGAGTGTTTCGCCGAGTGATACGAGTTTTTTAAGAATTTGTGCCTTCATTATTTCTCCCTTAAAGAAAGAAGGGGAGAGCCTTTTCAGACCCTCCCCTTCTGTAACTTAATTAAGCAACGATTGATGACCAGAAGTAACCGAGGTCTGCACCGATTACCTTGTTATCAAATGCCATTTCCGCTTCGATGCGGTCTGACTTGATTGACTCCATACGGAACTGTGAAGTACCGATTGTCTGACCAAGACCACCTGAAACACCTGTCCAAGCGAATGTGTAACCCGCTGATGGTGTAAGAAGTCCTGGAGTTGGAGCAACATGGGTAAGAAGCGCGCCCTTGCCGAAAGCAAAGCCGTATGCCTCTGAAGCACCCTCGTTGTTTGTAGCCTTAACAGCCTTTGCAACCATAACGCGTGGAATGTCGAACATTGCCGCGAGCATATCGGTTGTGATTGTCTGTGAAGATGTGTATTTGATTCTATCAACCAAGTCTGGGTGATTCTTGAGAGCCTTGAATACATCGTAACCAAGTACGAGTGTGTTCGCTTCCATTCCTGTTGAAGCAAGAATAGCCGACTTACCAGCCTCAAGGTCAGCAATTGGGTCTGAGTTTGTGTAGTCAGACCACTTGATGACTTCGTTTGATGATGGAGATGAAGCAACACCAGCGATGTCTGTTCCCCATACGCCTGTTGTGAAGAAGTCCGATACGAACTGAAGTTCGCGGCGGAGCATCAAACGGCGTGTTACAAACTCTGCTGACTCGCGGAGTGGTGTAAGTGGAGCATCTGCGTTAGCAAGTGTCTGGTCATCTACAT